ATATAGTTTTTCTACATAAAAACTAGAAAGATAAGCCTCTAAAGTATCATTGTACATAGGCTCGTTTTCTCTTAACTCTGGGAAATGTTTACTTATCATTTTGGCAAAAAAAGTTTTCTTGCCCTGCAAAGGCATACCTAGAATTGAATCTAAATCTTCATTTGATAAGTCTTGTAATAGCATGGAGTTTTAAAAGAAAAAGAGAGAGTTCAAGTTACCTTGACTCTCTCTGAGATAAATTAGTCTTGAGCAGACTTAGGAGTGTAATCAGCACAAGCAAGACCACGTCTTGTAAGTACAGTCTTAACACCTCTGACAGTTTTGTCAAAGTTTTCTGCTAGCATCTCAACAGATTGATCGAGCATATCTTCGATACCCTCATAAGGATCACTCTTAGTAGTCTTTTTATCTCTTTGAGGAGCTTTAAGACCCATTGAAAGCAATTTACCTCTTACTGAATTAACAGTTCTGCTTACAGCGTCAGCAATCTCTTCAAGATACTTACCACCTTCAACCATTTCAGAGATCATCTCTTCTTCGGACTCAGAGTAAGTTCTTGGTGTTACTTTCTTTTCAGCAGGTTTAACGTGAGAAGTCATTTCTAATGAAAGTGCCTTACCGTTAATCTGTCTTGCAGTAAACTTTCCGTCAGCAAAACTTTCGGAAATCTCTTCAGCAGTCATATTACCTGAGTTTGCTTGAAGATATTCAGATAACTCAGCAGTTTCTTCAGCTGAAAATACAGGAGCAGCTCCTGGCTTTTTAGGAACGTCGTAACCAAGTTTTCTCAACTTAGCAGTTACAGACCTTCTTGGGAAGTCAAACTCTCCCATTAAGTTTTCGATGATATCTTCAGTAACGCCTGATGCAGCTGCATCGTGCATTGATCCTACCATATCTTCGGTGTATTCAAATTTAGACATATTAATGTTCCCCTCGAACTTTAGTTAATGTATTCAAGAAGTTTTGGTTTCTTCTTGACTTGATATAAAGAGTATATCTAAGATTTATATTACAAGCAACTACAAATTGACTTATTGTGGTTTCTTGGTTATTTTTAATTTTATTAAAAATCACCTGATAACACATTCTTTTTATTTGCCCAATAGTCAATTATCTTGACACCTAATTTTGTAGCTCGGGTATGCTTTGAACTGCCCGAATCTCCTGCAATAAGTGCATAACAGTCTTTTGTTACTGTGCTTGTATTTTTAAACCCTAGAGGCTCTAGGATACCCACAAGATCATTGCGAGTCATATCTAACTTTCCAGTGATGCAGACTTTTTTTATAGTTTGAGATACTTCTTCTACTGTAACTTCTTGTTCAAGTTGTAACGGCAGTTCGAGTACCCAGTCTTCATTTTCGTCTAGCCAGGAAAGGATAGATTCTTTAGTGCGTGGACCAATACCTTTGATCTCTGCAAATTCAATATCTCTTAAGTTTCTAAAGGCTGCAATGTGTGGGATAATTAGTTTAGCACCACCGTTACCAACACCTTCTATACCTAATGCTGCTAGTACAGTCATGTAGGGTTTTGTTTTTGTTCTCTCAATCTCTTCTTCAATCTTTGCACCGTTTGCTCCTAGTCTACTCCAATCTACATTAGAATAGAGATCTACTGGGTGCATAAGTCCTAGTTTCTTAATTGACGCGGGTCCAAGACCTTTTATCTGCATAGTTCTGATAAAGTATTCTAAGAACTTTACAGAGTCTCCTTGACCACTTTTAGTCATGAGTCTTGGGCCATCTCTTACAACTTGTTGTCCAATGGCTTTTTCTGCGTGTGCTTGATTAATTTTAGTGTTATGCTGAGAGTGTTCAATCACTTCTAGAAACTTAGGTATAACACCACCTGATCTTTCAATCTTTATAGTGTCACCTAAGCCTAGATTGTGTTGCTCAATGAAATCTATATTGTGTAGAGTGACTCTCGAAATAGTAGCATCTTCAACTACTACAGGCTCGACTACAGCTGTTGGATTAATACTACCTGTTCTACCGATTGTCCATAGAACATCTTGTAGAGTAGTAATAGCAGTTTCAGTTTCTCTTTGTTTAAGAGCTACAGCAAATCTAGGATACTTACCAGTATGCCCTAGTGTCTGTTCTTTATCCCAGCTATCCGTTCTGAACACAGTACCATCCATTGGATAGTCCCATGACTCTGTATCTAACACAGTAAAGAAACCCATATTTTTTATTACTTTCATTCTTGGGGTATAATTCATATTTACACCAAGCCAATCATGTGCAATAAACTTTATGTTTCTTTGAGCAAACTCAGAAGGACTGTCAAGACCAAGTGCACCACTAACATAGTTTCGATAATTATCTACTGTGTTGTCAGTTACACACTCTCCATTGATTACAATTTCTTCATATTGCGTATCAATTTTTGTAGGACACCCTTTTAACATTCCGATAAGATGTGTTACATCTTTACCATGTTCACCGTTACCTCTGGTTAAACCCATCTTTAACTTACCATTACGATAAATTAGAGAAAGATTAGTGCCATCAATCTTCGGGAGTTTGATACTCATAAAACTATCTACTTCTTCTTCGTCAAATACTTTACGAAGTGAGTACAGTTTATAAGGGTGTTTTACCTTACCTGGAGCGCCACCTACGTGTTTTGTAGGTGAGTCGTGGTCTCGCCAGCCTTGTGCTTTCTCCAATGCTTCCAACTTGTCATATAACTGATCGTAATCGGCATCTGTTATCGCAGAGGCTGAGTTGTCATAATATGCTTTGTTGTGCTTTTGGATAAGCTCTTTGAGTTCTTTGTAATTCATATAAATATAATATAAAAAAATTAAGCATTAAGAAAGCCTAAAGTTAATCTTCAAGGGATTCTTCGAGTTGAGTAATTAAATCGTTAAGATACCATTTGGCCTTACCCAAATCTTCTCTCTGCTTTCTCTTGTCAGTGTGCTTTACATTATATCTAGTTACGTATTTGATTACGTTACCTTGAGCATAAGACATATCCCATGACTTTATATAGTCATTTGTTTCAATGCCTTTGTTGTAGTGTGGTGGGTGGTTTACCATATCATTAATTGATACATTTCCGTTTTGTTTAGACAGTTGTTCCATAGCATCAGGTGTTAAATATACCTCATGTTCATCTTTACCATACTGAATAAAAGGAGATTGATCGTGTTTTGGATCTTGTTGTTGCTTTAGTAGTTCTCTTTTCATACTACCTGCTTCACGTTGATATACTGTTTTCCCTTTATCAGGGGACTCGTAAATATATTTTTTATCCATATCTAACATTCTCCATTTTTTCTTTTCTTGCCTCATCTTCCAAAGCATCCAATCATAATATCGTGGGGGTTCAGGGTCAAACTCATTCATTTACAAAATCCTTTATCATAGGAAAAATAGGCTCTAGAACTATCGCACAATCTCTAGCAATAATCATGTGTTCTTTTTGTGTGCCATTACCACTTCTTAGATCTATGTAATGCACCCAACTTCTAATTGTACCATTCATATAAAGTCTAGTTTTTGTGTTACCTTCAGGCAACACGACTCTAGCTTGTTCTTTAGCGATACCATTCTTAATAGCCCACTGATATGCGCTATCTGCTACTGACTGTACACGGGATTGTTCTTTTTCCCACTCAGAGTGTAAATCACTCTCAGAATCTATTTCTACACTATTTTGTCTGTTTTTTGTATCTTGAAGACGAGCTTCTCTAGTCACAAATGAACTACCCATTTCTTCTGGCTTAGCATATCGTTGACTAAATTCTTGAAAAGCAAAACTACGGTGTCTTACTATTTGGTGTGCGATGTCTCTTGTAGTTTCTATCTCTAGGCAAGCTGATACCATTTCTAAGGGTGACCAGTGGTTATTCTTTATGAGATAGTTAATCAGTTTAGAGTTAGTCTCTTTATTCATTTGATTAGAGGGATTGCTAACTCTTGCGCAGAACGCAGTTAAATCTTCTAAATTATCTACACCGATAATCTCTGTCGGCTGTGAATAACTAATTAGTCTTACTGACATTGGTAACTCCTTAAAAGTTTTATTTAATTTATTTTACTTTTAATTGCTGCCAGTAGAGAAGAAAGATTTTCCTTTTTATTGAGGTTTGTACCTTCTACTTGTATTCCGAGTAGCTCTTCTATTTCACGGAGCATTACCTTTACCGTTTGTCCTTTTTCTGCTTGATCAATAACAGGTTTTTCGTAAATTTTTAATTGTACTAATTTACTAATTACTGACCTATAGCCTTTTGCAAAATGTTCTGCTAAAGTATAAACATCTTTAACATCCATCTCTGTATACATTTTTATAAGTTTTGCTTCTTCTTCATCATTCCACGCCTTAACGCTCATGTGTTATCTCCAAATCTAATTCTAATTGGTTACTACGAACATATTGTTTAGCTACTTCTTTACTAGCTTCTTCTAGTAAAGGTAATAGCGAACTTGTTTCGTCGGCTAAAAGTGAAAACCCGCTTTTTGTGGGAAACCACTGTCCTGTATCTCCATCCATAGAATATTCTCTTATGTGTAAATACATTTTATCTCTAAATTCATTTAGAGTTACTTTTACTGCGTTTCCATTTGGTTTATGAAAAGCAGTTCCAAAATCAATGTTCAATAGTATTCTCTTTTAACCACTTGTTAGGTTTGACAATCATATTCAACGAGTATCTCGCCTCAGTATTGTCTAAGTTTTTTGCCCCATGAGGAGTGTCTGGATCAAATACAACCCCTTGACCTTTTTCTAAGCATATTTCATCATTACCGAAAAGACATATAAAGTTTGGATTGTAGTTAATTGCAATCCATATTCTAAGGTGCTTTTCTGGGGGGTTATGCCAGTTTTCTTCATCGATATGTACTGGCGTAATATCTTTAGGTTGTTGTTTTAAAATTCTTATTCTTGCTGTTTCACACTCAAATTTATTTATTTCACTAATTGTATTCGGTATTGAGC